TCCTTGTAGAGAACCAGGATGTCGTTGTCGACCTGGTTCGCGATCGCCTTGATCGCCTCGGAAGCCTGCATCGGGATGGTCCCGTTCATGACCTCGAGTAGATCCTTGTCGGTGAGGTAGAAGGCTGCTTCCTTCCACTTGTCGAGAGAGATCGCGACCTTAGTCGGGACGGAGTCACCGGTGGACGGGGGAACCGCCGCCGGAGAAACGTCACCCACCGTCACTGCGGACGGGATGGGAACGTCGATGGTTGAGCCCTTGTCTCCCGCGAGCGACTCGTAGCTGCGGTTCACGAGACGGGGCATGATAGCTTGCTGCCGAAGGGCGAGTAGCCCCTGGGCGAGCAGCTTGGGAATTACCTCGGTCCAGGTATTGGCCATGATGACTTACTCCTTGTCGGTTTGGCCTGACTGATGGCCCCACCGGGGCAAGCCGTTTAGGTCCTCGCCGAGGACTTACGCGGAAGAGGTAAGTACGAATACGAAGGCTCGACCCCTGGTCCCAGGGGTCGAGACTATCGTATCACAAGACCAACCGTTTGTCTAGCCCCCCGCGTTGGGCACGACCTTGACCGTACCCTTGGCGATGGCCTCGAGGTTGTGTCCGAACTCGAGCGGGTCGGACCCGGTGATGAACTTCTGTCCACCGGGCAACGTGCCGCCGCCGGGCTGACCCGACGGAGGAGCCCCGCCGCCGTGCGACGGCTTGAAGAGGTGCGGCGCCTCACTCATGAGCGAGGCTGCCCACTCTTCCATGGGCAGAGGCTTGGTGACCTCCTTCTTGGAGAAGAGCGGCGTATCGCCGTTCATCGCCTTACCCTCGAGGTTGAACACCGACAAACCCCGCGTGATGAAGTCGCGAACGGCGGAGTCCTGCACGCCCACCTTGGTCGCCACGTCACGAAGGTTGGTTTCGACGGCCTGACGCTTGATGCGATTGTCCGCGTCCTGCTTCTCCTGCCGCATCGTCGCCAGCTCTTGCTGGAGCGGGGTAACGGCCTCGGCGATCTTGGCGCGAACATCTTCGGCGGACTTGATGCCGCCCGACCTCTCGAACTCTTCGATCTTCGTCTTGTACTCGTTGTACTTCAACGGGTCGACATCCTTGTAACGTTCGAGCTGAGTCTTGAGCTCCTGAACGTTACGCGTCAGTCCGATGTTGTTGTCGCGGAACTCCGCGAGCTTGGTCTGCACTTCGATGACCGCGGGGATCTCCCCGTCGATCTTCAGGTAGAACTTGCCATCCCGAGGTTCGTATTCCGAGCGGAAAGCCTCGGCTACGTCGGTCAGCGCGTTGATGACGAACTTCAGAGCCATTGTGTTTCGTTCCTTCCTATATGGTTTACATCTACATCCACGAGTTTACCTGTTCGCTAAACGTGCTTGAATCTCTCGCTGCCGCGATGCGACGGCCTCAGCGCGCCGCAGCCCCGTCGTGCATCGACAGTTGGGATGCGCGGGCGGACCTTCCTCTTCGAACTCTTCATCAATCGCGACAGCTGCGCCGGCCATCGGTTCGCAGATGGGACACAACAATTCGTCGGGGGTTACGACCCAGACCTTCATCGTGTCCTCTGGGTCGATGTACCCTTCCTCCACGGCTTGCTCGCGTGAGAGATCCTGCCCGCGATTCAATGCCGTCATCACCTCGGTACGCGCGATCGTCTCGGCCCTATCACGGACCTTCTGGTCGGCGTAGCGTCGCGACTGCTCGAGCGCGCTCGAGGGATCGGCCCCCGCATTAAGCAGCCCCTCGCGATAGTTCATCACCGACAAGGCTTGCGGCGTCGAAAGACCAACCACGTCCCGGAGGATTCGCGCGAGGGACATGGGGTCGATCTTCTCGCGGAACCCACGCACAACCGTAGAGCGGATCGCCTCGCGAGTCTCCTCGCTGATGCCCTCGATGCGCGAGGCGATCTCCTGCTCCAGCTGGGGCGCGTGTGCGTCGAATGAGAACGGCACGAGTGCTTACTCCTCTATCGGCGGCAGCTTAGGCGCGACACCGACGAACTTACCATCATCGAGCTTCCACCCGCCCGTGACGATGCCGATGACCTCGCCCCGTTCGCTGATAAGGCACGAGCCCGATGCCCCGCCCACAGGAATCTCATCGAGAACGTATTGACGCGCGACAATGCGCAGTATATAGGCGAATCGTCTACGCGCGCGTAGCGCGTTCGCGCGCGTGCGGAAGTCGTACTCGAACCAGTAGACCCGTTCGCCCACGGCCGCGTCCCCGCGTCGCAAGTACACCACGTCGTCACCGCCTAAGAAGAGAGCCACGATGTCGCTGATGGGCGATACACCCTTCACGACGGCCCCGCCTTCGCGACCACGCGAGCTCCAGCTTGCGCCCTCGAATTGACTAAGCTGAGCGTTCCACATCACGTGACGCGCGGTGTAGGCCTCACCCTCGACGAGGCACCCGTGCCCTGCCTGACCGTTAGCGGTCATGATAGCGAGCGAAGGGTCCACCTCTTGAGGAATGCCAGGTAGGTCCAAAGGAACTTGCTGCAACACGTTCAAGCACGCGGTCATGAAGACTACCATAGCGATCGTGGCTCCCAGCTTCATATCATACCTCCCGCGCAGTAGCGCGGCCCATGCGGATCATCGCGTCCTTAAGGATGGCCGCAATGGGCGATGCCTGTTTCTGAATACGTTTCTTTGAGTACAGCTCCATGACCTTGTTCACGTTACCCGTCGCGAGGGCACGCTCGAGCTCTTTCTCAGAGACGAGCCCGCGGAGCCGCTTGGTGAACAGCACGAGTGCACGCGCCACGCGCGGATGATAGCGCGCTTCCTCGCGACGGAGTGCTTTATCGTTCGAGATGTTCGCCATTGCCGGATCCCCACCCACACCTTAGCGCTTCTTCTCGTTGAGGACGATCGCGGAAAGCTGCTTCTTCGCGGAGCCCTTGTCAGGGTAGGGCTTCCCAACGACTTTCCCTGTGTCAGCTTTGGCCACAACGTATTGACCCTTGCGCTTGATGATCTTATAGGGCCCTTCGTCGTACACGACCACATCACCCGCCATCATGCCGGGACCCGCGGCCTCTTCCTCACCCTCCTCTACCTCGAGCCCCTCTTCGTCCTCGGCCTCTTCGTCGTCGGGCAGAGGCTCGTCTTCACCCACGGGTTCGGTCGACCCTCCACCCTCGCGCGCGATCTGCTGCTTCTCTTCCTTCGCATCAACACCGGGCCGCGTCCACCCGCCCATGGTGAGGTTGTACCAGAACGTCTCGAACGAGATCGAACCGGCTTGCAACATCTGAAGCTGCGCCTGCAGTTCTTGCGGATTGAGTTTGATCGCGAAGAATTCCTGGTTGAGCTCTACCTGAGAGTCGAGCTCGGCCGGTTCAGTTGCGGTGCCCATCCACCACTCGGTCCAACGCAGCGCTTGGGTCAGCGCCTCCGAGACAACCTTCGTCATCTTGCGTAGCGTCGCGCCCTCACCGCTGTGACGCATGAGCACAGCCGTCGCCGTCTCTGCGACCACGGCTTGGTCCTCGAGGAGCCGAGCCCCGAGCACGGACATCATCTTCCGCTTGTCGGTCTCGGCTGTCACGAGGGCACCCAGCCCTGCGCCGGTGAACTCGAGCATGCCAGCCTGCCCACCCTTCTCGAGGTCCCATACCGTTTGAGGTCCCACCGCAAGCGGTTGGCGATCATCTTGATCACGCAAGCCCGATACCCAGGGCGTAGGCAACGCGACGTAATGCCGCCCGTGCTCGAGGTCGGCCATCGTTCGATAGTGTGAAAGATTGATGTCAACGAGATCGAGCAGCGGCGGCTTCGCAACGTCCACCGCGAGGGATGTGGGTGATACGAAGATGAAGGGAATCTTGGGCAACGCGACGCCGCGACGCGTCGCGACTGTCGGCCCCTCGTGCAAGACGTATTCGTCCTTGTCCTTTACCTTTCGGTACGTCGTCTGTTGGTATTGCGTCGCGCCCGGCTCACCGATGAGCTCAAGAACGCGGTACTGTTCTACCTCCACGACCTCATATGGGTCTGTCGGGTGAGTGTCGTCAACCCGTTCACACAGAACGACGCGGGTGAGTACTGCAGGATCGTTGCCCTTGCGTTCCACGCGCCAATTGATGATGTCCTCCGCGCGATACCCGCGCCAATATGAACGCTGGTCGGGAGCCTTGTCATCGAGCATCTCGATGTGAATCCCGTATCGACCCGTGGTCATAATCTCTGTGGTCGTCCACAGCGCGAACGTCGAAAGGTCGACGCCTGTGTAGGTCACGTCCTTCGTGATGGGTTCGAGCTCGTCGGGCGCGTTAACCGAGGGCTCCTTCTGGAACACAAACCCCGCCAGTCCCTCGATCGTTCGACCCGTCGCATTGTAAAAAAGCGCGCGCGTCTTGTATGTGTTGTACGCCTCGGGCTTCTTGATGTGCGCGTCGAGCATCGGCAGGTAGAGTGGTCCTGCCTCTTTGACCGCGTCGGAACCAGCAGCGGTGTCGCGACACCGCTTCCACTTGGTAACGTTCGAGGTCCATTGCTTGTGCTTGGAGTTGACAGCCACGGTTAGCCTCCGCCTACCTGGATCATGACCGTGACGTTGTGCGTCGCTGCCGCTGACCACAGGCCCGCCGCCACCCACATAAGAATCTTGAGACGCTTATCGTGCGGACGCTTGCGCGCCTCGTAGGTCAAGAACATGGGAACCGCGATGTGCGACGCAATGCGCACTGCTTGGTTCCGTTGAATAGGATTCAATTCCACCGCGTCGTATTTGTGCAACGCGTACTCGGTCGTGCCGAGGTCGGCAGCCGAGGCAAGCCACATCGCAAGGATGGCTTCTTTCATAGTGCGCACCCATTCGGGTGACTCTTGAGCCAGCCCGAAAAACGATTCACATTGAACTCAGGGTTCTCGTGGTCCACAATGAAACCCTGCCATGAGTCGACGCGCGCGGTGCCGGGCGGGTGAACGTCAATCCACCATGCGCCCCACTTGACCCCGCACTGCGCCGCACGTAATGCATACGCTTGATACGTTGCGCCCGCCTCGGTCTGAGCTCGACGGATGAAGTCGTTCGCGACGTCCTTGCGCACGCGGCACCGGTCGTTGAAGTCCGGGTGCTTGGGGCAATTCGCGATCCGATGGGCCAGTGCGTCACGCTCTTGACGAAACGCGAAGAGTCGGTTCACGTCGGCAGCAAGCTGCTCCGCGTTGAACCCAAAGGCCGCGACTACTTCACCATGTGCGAGAAGAAACCCGAGGTCGCGGTCGCCGCGCCACTCCGAGTACGCGTCATCAATGCGCTGCGCCCAAGCCGCGCGTTCGTCGAACGGGATGTAGTCGGTCGCCTTTTTCACGGGGTCAGCTGGAGGCGGGTCACCGTCAGAGGGATCCCCGCCGTCATCAGGGGGGACATCGCCGTCCGAGGGCGACCCGCCGTCTTGCTGGTTGGGCCACGTCCACAAGCGCACGCCGAAGTGCGGGCGCGCGGACCAAGGCTGCCCAGGTCGAAGGATTTCATTGGGTCCGGTTACGCGAGCGGTAAAGTGGATTGCCAGCTTTTGGCATCGAGGCCAGGCTGTGTACTTCCAGTCCTCCGCGTCGAAAGCCGTCGCAACTTCTTTGTGCAAGGACCGCGCGTAGAAGATAGGTCCATCCACACAACCGATCTGAACATCGTACTCGCCCAGGTCCCCGCGATCGAGGCCGATGAACGAGCCCGCCGCGTAAAACGTATAAGACGCGCCGAGGTCGACGATGTGATCCTCCAGCACCGCGTCTTCCGCGCGCACCCCATGAACGACGCGGGGCCACTCGCTGAACTCGACACGAATGTTGCGTACCCCGTTCTCCGCAGGGTTCGAGATGAACACCGAAATACTGAGCAATAAACCGAGCATTGTTTCTCCTTATCCTCGGAGCTCGAGGGCCGCCCGCATGCGGACGGTTCCATTGATGGACGCGTGTGTATTCGTGACACTGAATCGGACCTGCGGCGAGATGAAGGCGCGTCCGACGGCGCCCGAGATGAAGGTCCCTGTCGTCCCCACACCGACCGCGTTCCCGTGCCCATCGTGACTCATCCGGAGGAACTGCGCTCGAGGATTGTTCGTAACACCGGTGATCATGGACTCCGCCGTTTCTGAGTTGACCCACGCTGCGCCGTCGAAGTCCCGAGTCGCGATGCCGATCGTGAATGGGGTCGCGCCCGCACCGTCTATTTCTTCAAAGAACAACGTGAACGCGTCGAAATCGAAAGCCTTCCGCCATTCGAGCCAGTTACCCGCAATCGTCACGCCGAACGCGATGGCAACAGAGTTGAAGCCGAGCTCAGCCGGCGTATACACCAAGCGCTGAGAGGATGATTCCGCCATGGTCTTATCTCCCCTCGCTGGACTTCCGGAACCACACGATGGCGTGGAGCCGCAACGTGTCAACGATCGTGGCGTGGTTGTTGCGCAGCGAGAATCGGATCTGAGGTGCGCCGAACAGCTTCGCCAACTCACCCGACACTGAAGTACCAGTCGACATAACGAAGTTCGTGTTGCCGATTCCGCTCAGGTTATAAAACGCGAACTGCGTTCGCGGGTTGTTCGAGTGGCCCGCCCACAGGCCCGACTGATCGGAGGTGATGAAGGTATCGTCCTCGTCGATCCGCGCTGCGGCCATGAGGTCGATGGTCGTCGCGCCGTTGTTCGTGATATGCTCACTGATAAGTCCGACCGCGCGGATTGGAAACTTATTCGTCCAATCGAGCCACTTGCCCGTGACGATTCCACCGGCGGCCGCCGGCTGTACATCGAGTAAGCCGAGGTCCGCGGGCGAGAGATACATCCCACCAGGAATAGTCAACATGTCATTACCCCCACACGGCGACCCGCGCGCGTGGCGCGCGAGGTAACACCGCGTCATCTAAGTTGGACAACATCATCGCATCGGCATCGTCGGGGGATGCCCCATTGAGCCGCTTCTTCATCTCGTCTTTTTCCTCGATCTGAATGCGACCGTTGCGTCGTTTATATCGAAGCTCGACGAGCTGTGCTGCTAGGTCGTCATCGTTCGCGTCGATGTCCACTAACCCGTCTTGGAAACGTTCACGCAGGGACCAGAAGCCCTCAGCCCGCAGGTTCACGAAGTGCTCTTTGTCCTTGGCCTCGCGTCCAACGTTAACGCCGATGACCTTGGCGCCCAGCTTGCGAACTCGCTCGTGACGAGGGCCAGCATCACTCACTCCGCGCCCAATACCGATCTCATCGACCCGCGCTTCTGACGCGCCCTCGACCTCGAGCTCTACCACGACGTCCTCGAGGGTATCCATGGTGTTGGGCTTCTGGGTTCGTTTCTTGATCCTAAACACTGGGCCGCGTCGCGCACAGATGACAGACTTGTCGGCACCGCCGCCAACGTCCACGCCCAGGATGCGCGGGGTATGCTTGACGGTCTGCCCGTCGGCGTCGATCTCCAGGTTGCGTTCTTGCGCCGCGCGAATCCAAGCGATGGGAATGAGGCCATCCTCACGCACCTGCGGGAACTCGGCCTCAACCTTCGCGGCCCACATCATGGACTTCTCACCCCATCGCTTGCGCTTGTCCTCTACCCACGAGCGAGAGAGCAGCAGATGATGGAGATTCTCGGGCACGTCCTCGCCCGTGTAGTTCGGCGTGTCCCACGCGCGGATGCGCACGACGTTCCAGCCCGAGCCTGGGGTACAAGCCTTTGCGAATTCCGAGGCGCCATCCTCGGGGTTGCCGATCGCCAGCACGCGGCATTCGTCATTCGTCAGCAAGCCCTCGGTCGCCAACCACAGCGAGGGTGG